GGCAGAAATTGCTGCTACTAGAGAAAGAGCTAACTTAGTACAAACTAAACTTAAGAATGACAAGATAATTAGACAACTCATGGAAAATGGGGTTCCTAATGCTGATAAATTGCTTAAGTATATTAAAACATCAGAAATTAATTTAACTGATGATTTTGAAATCGAAGGATTGGATAGCCAATTGGATGCCCTTAAAACGGATTTCCCTGAACTATTTGACCCTAAGAAAATTGTCGGCGGACGTGCTGATTCTGGAGTATCTTCATCTGTTGATTCTCCGCTATCTGCAACCGAATTACAGGCAAAATACGTGCTTGGAGAAATTATTTAGTGTATAATAGATGTGTGCAAGCTAGATGGACGTTTAGGCTTGCAGACAGAAATATTTGGACGAATATTAATCTCAAGCTAACAAAATCTAACTTATGAAAAGGATAAAACTATAATGGCAAGACAAGAACTTACTGTCGCTAATGGTTATATCATCGAAGAGCACAGCTCCAACGTTGTTCAGGCTGCATTGCAGAATTCTGCAATTGAAAGCCAAGCACGTCGTGAGCCAATGGCAACTTCTGTGAAGCGTGTTCCACGTTTCGTTGGAGATGCTCCAGCAGTTTATGCTGAAGGTGCGACAATCGGTGAATCATCTGTAACTCTAGACGACATCACCCTAACAGCTCGTAAGTGGGCTAAGATTATGCACATCTCTGAAGAGGATATGAATGACTCATTCATCGATGTACTTAATACATACAAGACTCAGTGGGCAACCAACTGGGCAAAGAAATTCGACAACGCATGCCTTGGTGTGACAGTTGCAGGAGACGGAACAGACACAGCACCATATACTTCTGTATATCGTGAAGTTTCACAGTACAACTCAGCTTCTAACCTCATCCAAACAGCAGGCGCTGTTACATTCGCAGACTTGAACGATGTTCTTTCAAAGATCGAACAATCTTCATACTTTGATGCAGCTAAGACAGCATTCATCATCCACCCATCATTCCTAGGAACTCTTCGTGGCCTTGTTGATGACAACAATCGCCCAATTCTTCAGGATCCACTAGGTGCTCGTGGAGCAACTCTATTCGGCTACCCAGTAGTCGTATCAGCAGGCGCTGCTACATCTTCAGCTGCTTCAGCTGCACCAGCAGGAAATCCACTTTTGATCGTTGGTAACACCGATCTTATGGTTAACGGTGTTCGTGCAGGCATCGAATCTATGGTATCTAAGGATGCTAAATTTGATACAGATGGAGTTCTTCTCAAGGTTCGTGCACGTCGTGCATTCGCTGTTGCTAAGCCTGAAGGCTTTGCAATCGTTGAGAAGACTGCATAAGGAGGAAATAACTAATGGCTTCTAAACTATACGGAAATTTCCTACTTAAGGCTCTAAATAAGGAAGTTGATTTTGATTCAGACACTATCAAGGTGGCTCTTCTTACATCTTCTTATACACCAGATCAGGACGCTCATGACTACTTCAACGATGTTTCTACATATGAAGTAACAGGAACAGGTTACACATCTGGTGGAGCTACTTTGGCTTCTAAAACAGCTACATACGATTCTGCAACAAACGTAATCGTACTTGATGCTGCTGACGTTACTTGGTCATCATCTACAATCACAGCTCGTTATGCTGTTGTATATGATTCAACAGGTACTGCAAGCACATCAGCTCTAATTGGTTATGTAGACTTCGGTTCAGACCAGTCTTCAACCAACGGTAACTTCACAATTACATGGGATAGCACAGGTATTGTGCGTATCACAGTAGCGTAAGGATACCCTAAATGAATGTAAAGGTTGAGGTCGGCGTTATGCAAGCAAATGCTTGTTTTAATGAGTCCAAAACAATTGTCGTAGCAACCACCCCTTACTTGTTGTCATATGCTCCGATTGTTTCCGACCTCACCTTTACCCCTTCAGTAACAGTAAACGGTGGAAGCATTTCTTCTATACCAGCAGATAAGAAATTGTTAGGAGTTATGGCTGCCTAACCGCAGCCTATTTTTATGTCATTATATTCTCAAAGAGTAGCACAAGATAATCCAGTATTATATTTTGAAAACAATTCAAGCGGGGTCAACAATACTGGCTCACGTACTCCAACAATTAGTACAGGCACATCAAACGTATTTTATTCAACTGGAGGAGTTGCAAATAGTCCCTACATTTACGTCGGTGACTATAACGATAGTAATTATGGATTTGAATATTCAGACTCAACAACAACATTTAATGACAAAGCGTTTTCTATAACAGGTTGGTTTAAAGTATCTGCATCAGATAATCAACAAGCATTTAACTGGATTTTTCATACTGGAACATCTGGAAACGGAATTAATATTGACGTAAATCAGTCACTTGCATATTTAAGTGCAACGCCCAATGGGTTTACTAATCAGGTAAGTTCACCTGGAGTTTCTCTTAATGCATGGCATCATTTTGCTTGGACCGTAGATTCTACAAATATGAAACTATATATTGATGGAAGTCTTGTTTCCACAGCATCAACACCATCTACAATATCAATGGATTCACAAGTTAAATACTGGATGCGATGGACTTCAAGCGGAACAACCAGATATGGTGCTACGGGTAATTATGATGAATTGGCAGTATTTGATTCAACTCTTTCAGCAACAACAATTGCTGAACATTATGCAGCAGGATTTGCTATAGATTAGTCAGCTACTCCAGCTACAGCATCAGCATTAGCTGTTCAACCAACTACTATAATTGATAGTGGATATGTGGCACAAGCAGCAACAGCATCTGCCACATTTGCAGAAGCATCTTGGAACTTTGTTAATCTTCCACAAATGCTTGATACCTATATGCAGACATTGTCATTTGAACAATGGTATCGATTTGATCAGACTAAGAAGATTCGCAACTATGGAACAGGCGGAAATGCTGAAACAGCATGGGCATTTAACGGATCAGCTACGACAGATATTCTGGGCGGAAGACAGGGTTCAGGTGCATTAGTAATTTATGGACAACAAGGTAATACAGTTCCACTTGCATTTGGAGTTAACCAACCATACTCTACAGAAATTACAGATAATGAATTTGCAATTGGTTTTTGGTTTAAAGCAGAATCTGGATTTGGTGACAAATTAGCAGATATTATTAAATATTACAATCCATTTGGATCAGATTATTATAATTTAAGAATTAGAAATACTGGATATGTAGAATGGACAATGCAAGGAAATCAGCAAAATCAAGTTGTTCATTTAACAAATGTGGCTGATGGAAATTGGCACTTTATTCATGCAAGAGCATCTACTTCAGGTAATACAATTTCCATAAATGTTGATAATGGAACTGCCGTATCTACAACTACTAATGGAACTTGGCCATCTGTTTCTGCTTTAACTTTTGGAAATGTATTAAACTCAGGAACTAATAATAAAAAGGGTTACATTTCTCATTATTGGGTAAACGGATATAGCACAATTACCAGCACTCAAATTGGCAACATGATTACATATGCTGGTACACCAATTCAA